TAGGATATGTTGACTTATGGTTCTAACTAGTGTAAAATACCTAAGAGTACTTAAGATGATTATTAAGTATTACTATTAAGTAATAACTAAAGGAATACTAAAGATGTATGATGTTGATTCGATCACTCTAGAGATCAAAAACAATGGATATGTTGTCGAGTTTTGGGGCCGCGCCGAGAAGGATGGGTTCACTGAGAAATTCTCTATGATCTACCATGATCTGAACGAAGCTATCGACAGTATCTACAAAATTTCACGAGATACTGAAAAAAGTTGTTGACTCTCAACAAAAGCTCATGATAAACTAACTGCAGATGCTCAGGGGAGCATTGCTAACAAACCAAAGAGGTAATTTATGTCTGTAATCACTGGTAAAGTCGCTTTCGCTAATCTGTCTGAACACGAGATCTTCAACGGTCAGTCAACAGGAAAGTACTCAGTCGTTCTCACACTAGATGACGATACAGCAGAAAAACTAGAGGCCGAGGGCGTCAAGCTCAAGACCTACCAAGAGCAGCGCCAGCGCAAGTTCGCTACCAAGTTCGATGATTTTCCTGTCATTGACAACGAAGGTGAGCCTGTACAGAAGTCCTCTGTGCGCTACGGTGACACAGTTCGCGTCAAGTACGCCCTAGGCAAACCACACCCTGTACATGGAACATCTGTGTACATGCAAGCAATCCGAGTGATTGAGAAGGGTGAAGGAGCTGACGGTGCAGATGATGACGAATTCTGATGCTGAGTTCATAGGCCACCAGAGCTGCCCCAAATGTGCATCTTCGGATGCACTAGGGGTCTACTCAGATGGTCATGGGTTTTGTTTTTCATGCCAAACTCATTTCAAGGAGGTTGACAACGTGGAAGCCACAGCAAAAGTAGTGTCATATAATCGTCCTGCCGAGATGATCGGTTCACCTAGGGCAATCACAGAGCGCCGACTGTCGCTAGATACGGTCAAGAAATATGGAGTCACGGTAGAGACTCAGGCAGGCTCAAGCGATCCTGTGAAGCATCACTATCCATACTTCGATAACAAGGGCAAATTCATCGGTACGAAGGTGCGCAGAATCAGCGATAAATCGTTCAGCACTTCTGGTGATATGCGAAACAACACGCTGTTCGGTCAACAGTTGTTCAAGAATGAAGGTCGTTTTGTAACAGTCGTAGAAGGAGAGCTAGATGCACTCGCAGCGTTTGAAATGTTGGGCTCAAAGTTTCCTGTCGTCTCTGTATCTAAAGGCGCGGCAGGGGCAGTCAAGGACTTTAAAAGCAACCTTGAATGGCTGGAAGGTTTTGAGAACGTGGTCATTTGTTTCGACAATGATGGGGCGGGTCGAGAGGCGGCTGAGAAGTGCGCCCAGATACTATCGCCAAACAAGGCTCGCATCGTCACGCTGAGTTCTTTCAAGGATGCTAGTGACTACCTGACTAACAACAAGGTACGAGACTTCACTGCAGACTGGTGGGAAGCAAAAGCGTACCGTATGACTGGCATTGTGACACTGCAGGATGCTTGGGGAGACTTCATCAAGCGAGGCACTGAGGAGATCATACCGTTCCCTGAGTCCTTCGGTAGCCTCAACGCCATGATGAACGGAGGCATTGCAGCAGGTGAGGTCACGGTACTAGGTGCGTTGACTTCTATCGGCAAGACCACACTGGTGAACGAGATTGTTTATCATCTGTGGAAGAACACAAACAAGCAGATCGGTTGTGCGTTCCTCGAGGCCGATAACGGTGAAGCGGTAGAGAATCTACTGACGATCCATACCGGACATAATTTGGCCCTAGAAGATAGGCAAAACATCGATTTTGATAAACTTCATACGGACATTATAACGGACGGACGTATCCTCCTGCTAGACCATAACGGTGCTGTGGACTCTGACGAGTTGTTCATCAAGCTACGTGCCATGGTCAAGGGTAACGGCTGTGAAGTATTGGTCATAGATCCTCTGCAGGCAGCAGTCACTAGTAACTCAAACGAGACTATTGACGACTTCATGGACAGGCTGCTCAAGTTGACCAAGGAAACCAAATGCTCGGTCATCGTGGTGTCTCATATGCGTAAGCCATCCATGAGTAACCCACACAACGTAAACGAGTATGACCTGAAGGGCTCTGGCTCGATCAACCAGATTGCCTTCAACACCATCCTGCTCTCACGAGACAAAATGGCAGAGGATGACTACGCACGCAACTCTACCATGGTGCAGGTAGTCAAATGCAGGCGCACAGGTATGACAGGTTCAGCAGGCTGGCTATACTACAATAGTCAAACTGGTCGCCTAGAACGTGGGGAGGCTCCTGAGACTCAACAAGCTAACAGAGAGGATGAATTTTAAGGATGCAGTTGTTTTTTGATATTGAAACCAACGGACTGAAGCCATCGATCATCTGGTGCATCTGTGCCCTGAAGGATGGTGAGATGGTGACTATTGAGAAACCTACCAAGCAAGACGTAGAGGAGCTACTACAGGGAGTCACAGAGGTCATTGGGCACAATATCATCAACTACGATATTCCAGTGGTCGAGAGACTACTCAATGTGTCCTTTGAGGGCTACAAGCTAACAGACACACTGGTACTTAGCCGCTTGTATAACCCTAGTTTGGACGGTGGACATTCACTAGCTAGATGGGGCGAACGACTGAAGTTCCCCAAGGGAGATTATGATGACTGGTCTGCACTTACGCCAGAGATGGTGGCATATTGTCAGCAAGATGTCAGGGTCACTGAACGAGTATACAGGGTACTCATGGAGAAGCTTGATCCGTTTGGAACTGAAAGCATCGCTCTTGAGCATCGAGTACAAAACGCTATTACGAAACAAATCAACAACGGGTGGCTGCTAGATCAACGCAAAGCGTTTGACCTGCTAGCAACTCTACAGGAGAAAAAGAATGAGCTTGAAGAAACAGTACTGGAAACTTTCAAACCGCTGCCTACGTTCATTAAAGAAATTACGCCAAAAGTAAAAAAGGATGGTACGTTCTCAAGCGTAGGACTAAAGTTCCTTGGCGACTCTTGGGTAGACGTAGTAGGTACATTCAGTCGCGTAGACTATCCTGAGTTCAATCTCGGTAGTCGCAAACAGATCGGCAGGTATCTCCAGCACTTCGGTTGGAAGCCTGAGAAATTCACAGACAACGGACAGGCGATAGTAGATGAACGTGTTTTGGAGACTGTTACAGATATTGCTGAAGCTACGCTGATTGCTGAGTACCTTCTGGTACAGAAGCGCATTGCACAGGTTCAGTCGTGGGTAGATGCCGTAGAGGATGACGGTAGAGTACATGGACAGGTGAATGCCATTGGCGCTGTTACAGGCCGTATGACACACAGTAGCCCTAACATGGCTCAGGTGCCTGCGGTATACTCAGCATACGGTGAGGACTGCCGTAGTTGCTGGATTGTCCCAGAGGGTCGAAAGCTAGTTGGCATCGATGCTTCTGGTCTTGAGCTACGAATGCTCGCACACTATATGGATGATGGAGATTATACACATGAAATTCTCAACGGAGACATACATACAGCAAACCAAAGCGCTGCAGGACTCCCTACACGAGATCAGGCTAAAACTTTTTTCTATGCTTTCCTCTACGGGGCAGGTGACGCCAAAATCGGATCGGTTGTGGGAGGCACTTCTGCAGACGGAAAACGCCTTAAGGGAAAGTTCCTCGACAATACTCCAGCTCTGGCCCAGCTTCGAGATCGAGTGGCAAACGCTGCAGGCCGAGGATTCCTCCGAGGACTCGATGGACGAAGACTCTGGATCAGATCAGAGCACGCAGCCTTAAATACTCTGCTTCAATCTGCTGGTGCGGTAGTCATGAAGAAAGCGCTTGACATCTTCGTTGACTACGCTGCACAGTGGAAGCTTGACTACAAACTGTTAGGCTCTATCCACGATGAATACCAGATTGAGGCGGCAGAGAAGGATGCACAGAACGTAGGGTATCTGATGGTAGAATCAATCAAAGCCGCAGGTGTTCACTTCGAGATGCGTTGTCCTCTGGATGGTGAATACAAAATTGGTGACAATTGGGCACATACGCATTGACGGAGTGCCTAGTTACATGATATACTATCTGTATACTTTAGGAGAAACGAATGAAAACAGTATACACACTCGTAGATGACATCTACAAACTCATGGCTACGAAAGAGCCTGCATCGGGTGTTGACCTAGAAGCCGAGATTGAACACTTCGGTGAGTCGATGAAAGAACTGATGCGTAAGGAGTTCAAGCCAGAGAAGC